TTAACGATAGATGTATAAAGCAAAGAAGGACAATGCAAAATGCTTATGAAATGGGAAAAAGCCCATAACAAAAAAATATCCGAACAAAAGTTCGGATATTGCAACTTGTGGTACACCATCGGTCGGACTTGTCGAACCTGCAAGCACAGCGTCAACGTAGCTGTCAACGTCAACACTGTCGTTTGGTTTTGACGGTGTAAGATTGAATATGTATAATACTTTGTCGTTCCATAGGTATTCACGATACAACACCAAATTTATTAATTTCTGCCGTTGTTCTGTCGTCTTGAAATCATCAACATCTATATTTTTTAAAAATCTCTTAAATGCAGTAGCGTTAAAATTATTTTTTTCCGATTGTTTAACAATCAATTCATATTTTAATTTTTCCTTGACATTTTCCAAATCGTTTAGACGTTGTTTTGTTGACGGGGTAAAAACACCGTTTTCGATTGCAGTCAGCAGATTGTTTATTTTTCTGTCGGTATCTTCAATTTGTGTTCGTAATGTAATTAGCTCCGCTGAATTACTTTCGGCAGTTTCTGACGCCTGTATGGTGTCTACAACAGAATTTATAATTTCGTCATTCAGAAAATTGTTTAAAATAAATTTAATAGTATTATTTTCAATAATATCCCTATGAACGGTTGTTTTAGGGCATTTACCACCTGTTTTATTGACGGAACATTTATAATACGTATATATTCTATTCTGATGATTGCGGCCACTTTCGCCACGGATTGGGTTACGGCAGTAACCACAAAACAATTTACCTACCAATATATACTGTTCTCTTGCAATCCTGCCCGTACGTCTTTTTGCCTGTAACTGAATTTGTACACGGTCAAATAATTCATCAGATATTATGCGTTGGTTTTCGTCGTGCAATTCCAAATCGCCGTATGTATATGAACCTGTATATCGGCGGCGGTTTAAAATTTTCCGTAAATATTGATTTCTAAATAGATTTCCGTTTGACGTTCTGTAACCGTGACTATTCAGCCAATCGCATATGTCTTTGTTTATTACCCCGTCTGCATACATTTCAAATATTTTTTTGACAACGGGGGCGGTATGTTCATCTGGTACGCATATATTATCAGATGTTTTTTTGTAACCGTATGGAATCAATCCGGTAGCTTTGAATTTCAACGCTGTTTCACGCATACCTCTTGAAACTTTCTGCGATAGGTCTTTGCTGAAATATTCGGCGAAACCCTCTAAAACACTTTCCATTAATGCGCCTTCGGGGGTGTCCTCGATGTGTTCCATTACAGAAACGACTTTGACGCCGTTCGAGTTCAATTTCTGTTTGTTGACAGCACTGTCATATCTGTTTCGTGTAAAACGGTCCAATTTCCATACTATTATGACATCAAAACCGCCTGTTGCACTATCAGCAATCATTTGTTGAAATTGCGGGCGGCGGTCAGTTGTTGCCGACATTGCACGGTCTATATATGTATCAACTATATAGTAGTTATATTTTTCTGCGAACTTTTCACAGTCCGCAAGCTGACCCTCAATGCTCTGCTCTGTTTGGTTACTACACGAATAACGTGCATATATAACCGCTCTTTGTACTTGATTTTTAATTTTTTTCATAAAAATAACACCTCTTAACTTGATTTTCAAGTAATGTTATGGTAGAATATATATGTTTTTAATTGGTGTTCCATAACACTACTGACCCCGTGACTGCTCCAAACAGTTGCGGGGCTTTTTTTATTTTTTGATTGTTAATTCAGTCTTGCAATGCGGACAGGTAACGTTTAACGTTGGTAATGATTGACCTTTCGCATTCTTATATTTCACAGTAAATTCCTTACCACAATTTTGGCAAACGTGTTTAAAACTAACGTCTTCAACAGGTTTTGAATTTGAATTAATATATCCGCACGAACATTGAATTGTAGTATTAGAATTTTTATCGCCACATTTAGGACAAATCCACACATTATTTGTTTTTTTGGTATTGGCCGCAAGCTGTTCTAAATTAGATGGTTGACTACTGTCTGATGTATTTAACTGTTCTGTTAGTCTATCCAAAATACTGATTTGTGTTTCCTGATTGTCTAATATAGAATATACTGCATACAGTATCAGCCATATAACGAAATTAGACGCCCAAACTGCAAGTGCAACGGTCCAATTAAATGCGTGTTTGCCTGATGTAGCAAAACCGGCGATAATAGCAGCTATAAAATAAATTACTTCGACTATTATCAAATTAATCTTAAAAATGTTACTGTGTTTTTTTCTCATCGTAAAAATCCCTTTCATTTTAAATTATTTTATCGGATAATTTTATAAAAATTTGCCCCCTTTCATCAATTATCCGACGTCTTCCATACCGGAAGAATTATAATCTTCTTTTTTATATTTGTCTTTAACCATATCTATGGTTTGTAAAATATATTCTTGCCCTTGTTCTGATAGCATTCGGAACGTATTCAATAAATAATTTTCGTTTTCAGTCAGTATAGGACTATTTAAAATGATATTGTCGGCATCATCTTGACCGTCAACATTATCTAAATATTTTAAGGCTACATTGCCAAATAACAGATAATCAGCAGTTACATCTAATATCTCTGATAATAATTTTATCTTTTCAACATCAGGTTCACGTTTTCCGCTTTCATATAGCGAATATGTTGACGGTGCGACCCCAATAGATTCAGCTAATTCTTTTTGAGATAAATTTTTATTAAGTCGACACTGTTTTAAATTATTGAAAAAACACATAAATAACACCGCCTTTAAAATCTTTGCATTTTGATAAATAAAGTATAACAATAAAAAATTGTTTTGTCAACAATTATTTTGCAAAATGCAAAGTTTTTTGCGAAAAGCTATTGACAAATTTGCAAAATGCAATTATAATACAATTAAAGTTTGCGAAATGCAACGAAAGGAGTGATATACATATGTATAAAAATTTACAAGCGGAACAAGCAAGAAAAAATATGACAAATCAACAGGTTGCAGATTATTTACACATTTCAAGGGTTTCATATGAAAACAAAAAGAAAACAGGAAAATTTGTAGTAACCCAAATCACAGCTCTATGCGAATTGTTTGAATGTAGTTTTGAATATCTATTTGCAACAGACGAACAGAAAACAGCATAAGCGGCGGAAAGGAATGAGGAAAAATGAATATAAGTGAGGCAGTAAGAAAAGCTCAAGAAGATAACAAGTACATAGCAAGACCTAAATTCTTAAATATTAAGATACGACCTACTAACAATCCGGAATGTTGTATTGTTTACAAAAAAAACAAGCCCTCTGCAAAGCGTTGGAATCCGAAAGCAGAGGACTTGACCGCTGAAGATTGGACGATTGTAGATTAAATAAAAGGTATAAAAGAAAGAAGGTGAAATCAATGAAAGAATATAGCAATATATCAGACGTGACAGAGGAAAGCATAAAGCCGATTATACCGGATTTAGCAGCATTATTATATGAGTTGTTCTGCAATAAACAGCAGAGCGAAAAAGAGAAAACAGCATAGAAAAAACGGTTCGCAGGCAGATACGAACCGCCTGAATGGTAGCCCCCTTTAATACATTTTGAAATTTTAATGAAATCTGATAGGGCGGTTCCTATGTGCCTGCGAACAACGAAAGGAACGAAGATATGAAAAAAATTAAGCCAAGAAAAGTAAGAGGAATGCTGAAAGAGGGCAACACGTTAAAAATTAAAATCAAAGCGGTGGATATTCCGAGAGATAAAAACGGAATGCCGAAGTTAAAGGAGATAGGATAATGTACGACAAATACATAGAAAAAATAGATAGGTTAAATGAACAGGGCAGGTGTTTGGCCCTGCAAATGTTGGACGATTTACTGTCCAACAAGAAAAATCGTAAGGACTACGAAAGTCCGCGACAGAAGTTTTTGCGCGAAACGGATGAGGTTTTAGCATTGGTGAACCGCGAAAGCGGAGCAACGGTAAATGACAAAAAGGTATTGCCGTTGTTCAAAAGGAAAGTGCCTGCGATATGAGTTACAGGCAAAAGACATACAATCATCAATGTACGGTATGCGGTCAATGGTATATGACATATGTTGACCCGAAGAATATACCGGGGGCGGTAACACCGACAGGCGGTTTTATTTGTCAGAAATGCAGACAGGCAAAACAGCCTATAACACACCGAACGCCACCGCCCAAAACGGTGCAAATGTCAATCGACGAATTGACACAAAAAAAATAGTGGTTCAGCCAAACCACTACTTTTTTAAATACTATGTGATATAAAGATACCCACATATCTATTATATCATATATCGAAAAAATAGGCAATAGCAAAAAACAAAAAAACCTTGATTTTTCAAGGTTTTATAACTTGTTTAAGTAATTAAATTTAGGACGAAAGCAGATTAAGATATATGGCATACATAGAAAAAACTATCATTGCAGGTGAACACATTTTCAAAGAGAAAAGTTTCTCCGCAAGATACGGTAAAAAGAATATTCCAAGAGGTCCGAATTGGAATGAATGTTCAGAGGTTCAACGGCGAAGAAATGAGTTGTTGAAGAAAAAACGCATAGTGTGGAATATCTGTACAAATTTCAAAAAGTCGGATTGGTGGGTGACATTAACATACAGACGTACGGAACGTCCCGATAGTATGGTAATGGCAAAAAAACAACGCAGTCGATTTATTCGCCGATTGCGTGAAAAATTAAAGAAGAAAGACATACCGTTGACATATACCGCAATGACTGAACGCGGTGTCAAGGGTGGGTTACATCATCATTTTATAATCAAAAATGTGTTTGACATAGGTATCATTATCAGCCTATGGGAACACGGCAAGGTGCATATAGAAAATATATACACTGATTCTATGTATGATTTGGCAATGTATTTTGTAAAAGGCGACAGTGAAAAATCTGAAAAAGACTTCACAAGTAGCCGAAATATGAAAAAACCAAAAATCAGATACAGAATAATACAATCCGAAAGGTGGACAAGCACACCGAGAGCGAAAAAACACTATGAAATAATACATAGGTTTGACGGGTTCCACGATTTCAGCGGTTTTCCGTACCAAGAGTATGTAATGGTTAGGCGGTGTTGAAAAATGAATGACGGTTGTAACGGCTGTAAATACGAAGATACACCGTGCATAATTCGGATATGCGGAAACGCACCGAGAGCAACGGCGGAAGATATTAAATCATTTGAAAAATGTGTAATGTTAAACAAAATGAAATCAAAAAAGAGAGGTAAACATTATGGAAAGAATGACAGCGGAGCAATTCAGCGAATTAACTAATGAAAATAATAACAATGGCGAACAAATTTTGAGAAATAAAGTGAGTTCGGCACGTGGCCGAGCGTTTGAGGGTTTATTGATGAGAGGGTGCAACTATTACCGTCAAAAAGAGATAGCGATAATTAATAAAGTCAATGAACCGTACATAGTTACGAAAAAAACAACAGGGAATAAATTCAGCGGTCGTTTTACTGGCAGAGCCGAGCCGGATTTCAAGGGTGTATTGTACGGCGGTCGTGCTATTGCGTTTGAGGCAAAAAGCACGCAGAAAAGCCGTATACAAAGAAATGCGGTGACAGATACGCAAATGGAGTGGTTAAGAGAACAGAAGGATTTTGGAGCCGTTACGTTTGTGGCGGTAAATATACAGGACAAATTTTATTCAGTTCCGTTTGATGTGTGGGACGATATGAAGAATATTTACGGCAAAAAATTTTTGATGCCGGAAGATATAGCAGGTTACGAAGTAAAATATGACGGTGCTGTCCGATTTTTAGAGTATGAGGACGGTACAAGAGTTGAGGGGGTATAAAAATGAGCAAAGAGAAAATATTACCGTTGGTATTAATCATAATACAGGTGATGTCAGCTATCCCGTATACAATAACGGGTGATTGGCGACACACAATATACTGGATTGCTGCGGCGGTGCTGAACATTGCCGTAACATTTTAACGGCTGGAGGTGGGATAAATGAATTTAGAATACATACTGAAATTATGCAAAAAGAACCGTCAAATAATGCTACTATCATACGGCGGGTATAAATTCCTATCCGAGGGCCACGTGGCGGTTATGGTGCAAGGAATTTGTCCGAAATGGACGGTTGATGACTATTTCACTGCAATAGGCGGTGACAATGAGGTCAAAGATATTTTTACGTTGACAGATAACACAGAAAACCCACAACCGGTTATTGATGTTGACGAGTTAAAAGAGTTACAGCCGTTAAAATATTCGCTGACGTCCGGTAAACAAACATACAAAATGTTTGTTATGGCAGACGGAAAAATAATGATAATACAGGAAAAATATTTAGATGTATTTCGTGATGAATTCGCACCGGAATATTATTATCGTGATAATCCGTTAGAACCCAATGTATATGTGGTTGTATCGGGTATATGCGTTGGGATAATAATGGCTATGTATTTCGATATGCAACAGTTGGCAGATTTCGGTGGAACGTTGAGCGAGGGTTTCAAACGAAATTTGAAAGACGGATTTTTGGATATGGGCGGTCAAATTGAAATAACCGACTAAATCCCAATCGATTGAGAAGAAAGAGAGGAAAAACAATGATAAACACGGTCATAAAACAGATAGATGGGCAACAGGCAGGAAAGGAAAATACTGCGCCATATTATGTTGGTGAACAGTTGAAAGACATCATCAGAAAAAGAAAAGGTTGATGCGGCGGAAAAAGAAAATGAGAAATTGAAAAAGACCATTGAGAAACTGCAAAAAGAGTCGCGAGTCGGCAGTAATGAAAATATGGTTAAATTGCAGATGTGTTTTGAACAGGCACAGACCGCAATTATAGCGGTCAAAGACGATTGTGCGGCGGAATGTTATGGCGAATTAAGGATAGGTTTTAACTGCGAATATCTGATTGATATGATTTCAGTGTGTGACAGTGAAACTATTACACTTGAGATGTCAAATGCAGTATCGGCAGTGTATGTACACGATACGGGCAATACAACATATTTAGTGTTACCTGTAAGATTGAAGTAAGTGAGGAGTATTTTATGGACATAGAACAAATGGCTTTTGAGAGGTTGCGTTTAGGAGCAGAAACCTCAAAACGTATGTATAATGCACCGTTGCTGTTATGTTATAGCGGCGGCAAGGATAGTGACGTATTGTTGCAGTTGGCAATTAATAGTGGTATTGATTTTGAAGTTTTACATAATCATACCACAATAGATGCACCCGAAACGGTGTATCATATCAGAAATACATTTAAAAAGTTAGAGTTGCAGGGTATCAAATGTACTATCGAAAAACCAACGTATAAGGGTGAGAGGGTGACAATGTGGTCGTTGATACCGCAGGTAATGTTACCGCCAACACGATTAATGCGGTACTGTTGCTCTGTCCTAAAGGAAAAAGGGGGGGGAGAAACAGGGCTATTGCGACAGGTGTTCGCAGAGCCGAAAGCCGTTCGCGCTCTAAGCGTGGAATATACGAAGATTTCAACAGCAATAAGAACAAAAGAATCGTTTTGAATAATGACAATGACGACAAAAGGCGTTGGCTTGAAAGATGTCAAAAGCAGGCGAAAACAGTAATTAACCCCATTGTCGATTGGAATGATGAAAACATAAAGGACTATATCCAAAGTGAAAAGATAGACCTAAACCCATTATACTGCGAGGGTTTCAAGAGAGTTGGTTGTGTGGGGTTGTCCTATGGCGGGAAAACATAGATATGTTGAATTTCGCAGGTATCCAACATACGAAAAAGCATATATACACGCATTTGACCGAATGCTTGAAACAAGAAAAGCAAACGGCAAAGAGGGGACATGGCAAACAGGATATGATGTGTTTAGGTGGTGGTTGGATGAGGACTTCAACCAATACGAAATCGGAGAGGAATTTTATCAAAATGAGGAGTGATAACAAATGTCAAAAAAGAAAATTAAAATCGGTGCTATAAGATATTATAAATGTACAGAAGTGTGACAACCATACTTGTTATTGGTTAACTACAAACGGATTAAAATGGTTAGGACGACAACTTAATATAGTTATAAAAGAAGATGGAAAGGAGAATTAAAATGATTTGTAACTGCAAAAAATGCGTATTCCATAAAGGAGAAACAGAGTGCCTATTACCGAAAAGCGAAAATTTTCAAGTTACGATGAATGACAGAGTAATATCGTGTCTTAATAATATTAAAGACGAAAACGACTTGTCGGCAGAAGGTAAAAAAAAATTGAAAAGTGTCCGGAATATGTACCGGATAAAGCAAGCATAGGGGAAATTGATTGTAAGTATTGAGGAGGTACAAGAATGAACCGAAAAGAAACAACCGAATTTTTGAGCAAGTTACTCGTCCAAAGAAAATTAGCGGGCAAATACTACGCCTCCGAAGTTACACTTGACTTCGGATGCGGCAAAGGTAAAGAAAAGCGTGTTGATTTCGTGCAATTTATACCAAGAAATCAAACCACAAGCGGAATTGAAAAAGGCGAATTTGTTTTCTATGAGGTGAAAAGCTGTAAGGCTGATTACCACAGTGGCAACGGATTGACATTTGAGGGCGAAAGGAATTACATTGTTACGACAATGGAAACCTACAAACAAATAATCAAAGACAAACCGTGGGAAGTGGGTGTATATGTGGCGTGTCCCGAGGACAGAGATATTGTTGACGAGTTTGAAAATCCAACGCCATTAGATGATATAACGGTGTGGTGGACGTTAAAAATCGCAATGGAGGCACACCCAAAGGACCGTCAAAGGTCAATGTCGCAGTTATTATTTTATATGCTAAGGTCGGGAAAGTGAGGTACAGTAATGACGGTACAAGAATTACAAGAATTTGCGAACGAATTAATTGAAGTTGGCAAGGGCGATTATATAGTGGTGGCGGGTGAAGGATATTCATATGTAACCGAAGAAAGTATAGAAGTTGACGACAGAGAAAAAGAAATCACAATATATTGAGAGAGGGAAAAAGAAATGAGAAAAAGATTGAAAAAAGAGGAGACCCAAAAATGAGAAAGACATATTGTTCAGTATGTGGAAAAATGATGAACGAAAAAATCGACGAAAACAGTGGTAAACCGTTTAAAATACAAATGTGTTCCGTGAGCTGTATCAGCGAGGCGTGGCATAATGTCACCGAGGCACTGAAAAAAGGTGTACGTCCCGAATGGGTGTACATCTGCAACGGTGAACAACCGCAACCACAGTCAAGAAGTAACAATAAACGGTATATATATCACAACAGAATTGTGTTTTTGCAAAACCAAGGGTTCACGATTAAAGAAATAAGCGAAGAATTAAATATCGCGGTAGCGACGGTATACGGGTCGCTAAAACAGTACGGAAATGAAATGATATAAAAAATGAGGGAGAAATAAGCGAATGAGAAAATATAAATCAAAATTTATGAAACCATACATACGAAAATTAAAGGCGGGTGATTTGAAACGCATAACGTCACAAATGACATTTCAAGCACTGTTCAATGAATGTATTATCGATTATGCACGTCGGTACAAAAAACAGGTTTATGTACTGACGTTTGCCGGAAGTCGTGATATTTTAGATGTCAGTATGAACAAAAAAAAGTTAAGAAATTCTATTGTTGCGATTGATACATCAAACAGAGAATATAACATAATACGGAATTCGTGGAAACGGTCAATACAAAGAATGAAACAAAATGACAGAAGAAAAAACGGAGGAAATCAATGAAAAGATTAATCAATCCAAACCGCCGGCAGAAACTATTTCTTGCCGAACACGGTTTAAAATCGGAAAATTGGAAAATTGAAAAAGAAACACCGGAATATTTGTATATAGTCAGTAAAAACGGACAACACAGGCTGTTAAACAAAAACTAAAAATTGCAATCGATTACGGAACAGGGGGCATATCATTGACGCAAAAAGAATTACAGGAATACAGAAAAATAATGCGAAATGCAGAGAGCATTGAATATCAGATACAGAAATTGCAGTCGCAAATAAACAAAGTGACGGCAATCGTCAATGATATGCCACGCGGCGGAAAGTCAACCGATAAATCCGAATTGATTTGCAAATTGATTGATTTACAGGAACAATATAAAACAGAATATTCAACGGCGGCGGAAAAGTTGAAAACAATCGAGACTGCGATTGCGCAGCTGTCTGCCCCACAGGAACAGGCGGTACTGCGATATAAATACATATTAGGACTGAATGAAAATAAAATCTGTCAGAAAATGCATTTTGAGAAAACAAAAATATACGAAATTCATAAAACAGCGTTAAAAAATTTGCAAAAAAATAAAAACGCGGAGTAAAACGGAGTATATTTCGTGTTATTATAGTAATGTGAAAAATTCACAATAGGGTTTTCTCCTTTTTTTTCTATCAATCGGGAACCGCCGTAGCGTGTAAACGGCGGTTTTTGATTGCAAATTTTTAAAGGAATGGGGACGTTGAAATGGAACTGTTACAATTAGTTGAAAAATTCAAGAGTGTTTTCAGCATAGAAAAAATTGAAGATGTTGTTGATGAATTAAAATCAACATTGTTAAATGCGGAAAAGTGTCGAAAGCTATGCGAAGATTGGATTTTAATATGTCCCGATTTAACAATAGATTATATGCAAATGATATTTCAATATTATTTTGCCGACCGCAAGGAAAAAATGCAAGACTACACACCGAAAAGTCTTGCGGTAGCAGTTGCAGAGTTATCAAAAACCAAAGATGAAAAAATTTGTTTAGATTTGTGTGCGGGAAGTGGAGCATTGACAATCCAAAAATGGAACGAGAATAACGATTTAAAATTTATATGCAAAGAATATGATAGTCGTGTTATTCCGTTTTTGTTGTTTAATTTGGCAATTAGAAATATTGATGCGGAAGTTATCCATTGTGATGTATTGTCAGATGAAAATTTCAAAACATACAGGACGCAAAAGGGTGATAGATTTGCAACTGTTAAAGAGATAACTAAGAGCGAATTTAAAGCTGATTGTTGTATATCGAATCCGCCGTACAATATGAAATGGGAACAACCTTTATTTGCACAATTACAGAATAGATTTTCACAGTGCGAAGTACCGCCGGAAAGTAATGCGAATTATGCGTTTGTATTGACTGCGTTAGATGAGATTACGGGCAAAGCAAGTTTTATATTGCCGAATGGTGTTTTAAGTACAGACAACCAAAAGGAAAAGCAAATAAGACAGTATTTAGTTAAAATGAATTTCATAGAAAGTATAATTGTATGTCCGGATAAAATGTTTGAAGTTACGTCAATACCAACGTGTATTATAACATTTAACAAAAATAAAAAACATTCAACAGTAGAAATGATTGACCTGCGGCAGAGGTATGAAACAGAACAACGAATGCAAAACGGGCAGTTTGGCGGTAAAAGTCACACTAACAGGACATACGCAAAAGAAGTCAAGGTTATATCTGAAAGTCAGATACAAGATGTATTGATACAGATTGAACAGTACGGAAACATAGCGGGTTACTGCAAGGCAGTAAGCATTGAAGAAATAAAAAATAATAATTATGTATTGGTGCCAAGCCGATACATAGAGTTTGAGAATATAGAAAATGCACATAGACCGTATAATGAAATAGTTGCGGATATTAACAGAATTATAACTGAAAAAAATAATTGTAAACTAACAATAAACGAAACAATCGCCAAGTCTTTAGGATTTGACATTGAGCTGTTTAAGCAGGACAACAGTACAAATAATGATTTTTCAAAATTGACAGAAAAAATATGTGGTGAAAAGATTGTTAAAAATGATTATTTTAAAACAACCAAAAATAAAAACGAAATAACATTTTCAAACAACAGCAAAGAAAACATTTCAAGTATTCTTATGATGATATTTAACACGTGGAAACAACACATATATTATCTAAATCTTGAAGAAAACAGATATTTAGCAGAGTTACGGGACGCACTGTTGCCGGAGCTGATGAGTGGCAAGATAGATATAAGTGATATATGAACGGCGGAAAGAGGTGAAAAATAAATGAGAAAAAGCTGTCCGTACTGTGGACGTATTCACGACGTTATGTACAAATGCCCACAGGCAAAGCGTAGGCAGAGCCGAAATAAAAAAACGTATGAATATGACAGATACAGAAATACAATTTCGTGGCAACGCAAACGCAATGAGATAAAAGAACGTGATATGAATATGTGTCAAATATGCGTTCGTGGATTGTATAAATACGGTGCACGTCAATACAATACGAACGGTATCAGTGTTCATCACATTGTACCACTTAAAGACAATTACGAACTGCGTGATGAAAACAGTAACTTAATCAGCCTTTGCGACTGCCACCATAAAATGGCAGACAGCGGCGAAATTCCGAAAAAAGTATTGCAGAAAATCGCATTAGAGCAGGAACAGACACCCCCCGGCCATTAGAATTTTTTCGGCTGGGGGATTTGTACAGGAAACAGGGGGTATAAGCACGCAAAAAATTCCCAAAATGAAATTTTAAATTAAAATTCAAAAAATACGAGAGGTGAGGGAGGTATGGCACGACCGGCGAAATCGGTAAAAACACAATCACGACACAACACAAAATCGGAAGAAAAACAACGTCAAGAAGTCGAAGAGAAAATTCGCGGGAAAGCTGATAACCTCCGACCTCCGACGTATTTGTCGAACAATCAAAAAAAGATTTTCCGAAAGATAAAAAAGGAATTGGACGAGAGCGGAATTTTGAGTAATTTGGACGTGTATATTTTAACTCAATTTTCTATTGCAGTTGACCGATTACAGGATATAGAACGCAAAATAAATGATGATTTTTCATTGATTTTTAATAAAGATTTTATGGCAAGTAAGGACAAATACACAAAAGATTTGTACCGTTGTTGTAATGAATTGTGTCTGTCACCGCAGGCACGAGCAAAGATAGGCAGTTTAAATTTAACGGCGAGCAAAAACAAAGAGGACCCGCTGTTAAATGCACTGAAAGAGGCGAACGAATATGATGGATAGAGAACACAAAGCGTATAGATATGCGCAAGACGTTTGCGACGGAAAAATCAACGCGCCGAAATACGTCAAACTGCAATGCAAAGAATTTTTGCAAATTGCAGATGAGCAAGACAACGAGTTTTGCATATCAAAGAAAAAAGTTCAACTGATAGACAAACTATTAAAATTAATGATTATGCCGTCGGGAATGGCAAAAAATCAAACTGTATACGAAAGTCTTGCGGGTTTTCAGTTTTTTCTGATTATCTCGGTATTGTGTACGGTATACAGGGGAAATAAAAATAAACGAAAATATGAAACAGCATTATTGGAAATATGCCGAAAGAACGGTAAGACAATTATTATCGGCGTCATTTTCATACTGCTGTTTTTTTGTGAACCGAAATTTTCAAAGTTCTATTCGGTCGCACCGGACGGAACATTGTCAAGAGAAGTGAAAACGGCAATCCGAGAGATTATATTGTCAAGTCCTGCATTAATGGATAGGTTCAAAATTCGTAGGGATGATATTAAATGTCTGCTGAATGAGAATGTATATATCCCGTTGAACTATTCCAACTCAAGACTTGACGGACGTCTGCCAAACGCATTTTTGGCGGACGAAGTGGGAGCATTACCGAACCCGTATGCGATTGAGGCAATGCGTTCAGGACAGTTGACAATACTGAATAAATTAGGCTGTATCATTAGCACTAAATACCCGACGTTCGATAATCCGTTCGAGGACGAAGTACAGTATGCAAAAAACGTTTTGGACGGAGTAATCAATGACAACAAAGTTTTTGCGTTGCTGTATGAACCGGACAACACCAAAGAAGATGAATGGATGAGGGACGACGGAATATTGGAGCAGTCCAATCCGTTAGCGTTAGAAATCCCAAGCATAATGAAAGATTTGAAAGACAACAGGGAACGTGCTATACAAATGCCGAGCCGCCGTGAAAATTTTGTTACAAAGCACTGCAACATAATTTATCAAGGAATAGGAACTGAAAGCTATATTGACGTTGCAGACGTAAAGGCGTGTCGATTAGAGAACGGCGAGATTGATTGGACCGGATTAGACGTTTATATTGGTGTCGATTTGGCGGAAACAACAGATAACTGTGCCGTTGTAATGGTGGCATATGTTGACGGAGTGGTTTATTGCGAGCCACTGGCATTTATACCCGAGGCACGGACAGACGAAAAAAGTGCGACGGAACGTGTGGATTACAGGCATTTTATAAAACAAATGCAGTGCGTGGCGTGCGGTGACAGAGTTGTCGATTACGCGGTTATTGAAGAATATGTAATGAAGATTGAAGAACAGTACGGCGTCAAAATCATTGATATTGGATATGACCGACGCAATGCAATGTCGTCGGCACAAAAATGGGAGCGTGCCGGCTATAACGTGACGGAAGTAGAGCAACACTCACGAACTTTGCACGCACCGACAAAACTGTTAAAGGAATGTATTTTAAACCACCAATTTTTATACAAGGCAAACGAATTGTACGAAATCAATTACCAAAATGCAAAATGTACAGAAGATACGAACAAAAACAAGTACGTCAATAAAAAACGTTCTGCGGGCAAGGTTGATATGGTTGTCGCTACAATCATAGCCGTGTACATAATGCAACAACACGAAATTTTCGACACCGGATTAGATTGGGGCATACAAACAGCATAAGGGAGTGAAAGAAAAAATGTGGAAAAGAAAATTTTTTAGACGTGCGGCGGAAGATAGCGGTACAAACATCATTGAATTAATCGCAGGTGTAAGCGATACGATTTCAAAAGACGAGGCTATGAGCATTCCGACCGTGACAAGTTGTGTAAATTTCATAGCCAATACAATAGCAATGTTGCCGATAGTTCTGAAAGATATTAACGGCGGCGGTAATGTCGAAGATGATTTCAGAGTTCATCTGTTAAACAGTGAAACAGGCGATAAATTAGACGCATTTCAGATGAAAACGGCGTGGTTATCTGATGTTCTGACAGACGGTGAGGGATATATTTTTATCAACCGAAATCGAAACGCCGTTAAAAGTCTGCACTATGTGAAATCGTCAAAAGTTTCCGTAATCGAGGGAACAGACCCGATATTTAAAGATTATGACATAATGGTGAACGGTCAGAAATACTGCGATTGGGAGTTTTTAAAACTGACACGTCGCAGTGAAAATGGAGCTACAGGCAAAGGCATAATCGAAGAAAACAATAAGATGTTGTCAGTGGCATACAACACGTTAAAATTTGAAAACAGTCTTGTCAAATCCGGCGGCAAAAAAGGTTTTTTACAATCGGAAAAACGATTAGAGGAATCGGCATTAACCAAATTAAAAAGAACGTGGCAACGATTTTACAGAAACAACGAAGAGAACATAATGGTGTTAAACAACGGTTTAAAATTCACAGAGGCGTCATTGTCAAGTGTGGAAATGCAGTTGAAAGAAAACAAAGAGGCAAACGCGATTGAAATAGCAAAGTTATTCAACCTGTCCCCTGAAATAATCAACGGGACGTGCAGTGATGAAAACTATAACAACGGTATCAAATCGGCAATTTTGCCGATTATCAAAGCCATTGAAACGGCACTGAATAAAGATTTGCTACTGCAAAGTGAATACGGCAAGTTGTCATTTTCGATAGATACCAAGACACTGTTAAAAGGCGATATGCAAAAGAGATATGCCGCATATGAAACAGGTATTAAAAACAATTTCATTCAAATAGATGAAGTCCGAGAAATGGAAGGATTACCGCCATTAGGTTTGGATTTTGTCAAATTGGGATTAAACGACGTTTTATACTACCCGCAAAAGGGACAAGTATATACACCAAACACAAATCAGACAGTAGATGTCGAGGAAATGAAAGGGGGTGTTAAAGGTGATAAGAGTGGAAATACGAGCGAATAGCGTTCATATTGAGGGCTATGTTTGTGCGACCGGACGTGACAGCCGTCCGATTTCGTCAAGTCACGGCAAGTTCATAGAACGTGTAGAACCGAAAACATTCGCAAAGTCGTTAAGACGAAATCCAAACGTTGAATTACGTTTTAATCACAGAGCGGATAAAATTTTGGGTTCGACAGAAACAGGTGAATTGCAACTGCGTGAAGATAATATCGGATTGTTTGCGTCGTGTGACGTAGCAGACCCCGAAGTTATCGAAAAGGCCAACAAAGGCGAGTTACGCGGTTGGAGTTTTGGTTTCTATAGTTGTGCTGACGAATGGAAAGACGCTGACGACGGTATGCAACACCGATATTTGAAGGACATTGATATGTCCGAAGTATCAATTCTAAGTGTTACACCGGCATACATAGCAACAAGCATTGAACAACGTTCAGACCAAGAAAAAGCATTTGAAAGACGAAGTTATGAGGACGAAAGTCAAGTCGTTAAAGAAACAGCAAAGCAAGAGAAGAAAGAAAAGAACGACGAGGACGAAGAAGAAAAACGTGCATTAATTTCACGTTACAAACACGAAGTTGAGTTTTTAAAGATGAAAGGCGGACAATACAATGAAAAGTAAAAAGCAAATATTTAGAGATTTTGAAAGAAAAGCTGCAAGAAAATTTGAAACAAGAGCATTACCGGATTTGATTGAACAACGTAATAATCTGGTTGAGGAAATGGAAAACATCATCAAAGACGCAGAAAAGGAAACAAGAGCGTTGACAGATGATGAAACATCAAGATTTGATGAAATCAAAAAAGAAATTGACGGAATTGATAAAACATTAAAAGCACAAAATGAGGCAAGAAGTTTGTCAAGTGCTGAATTTGGCGGAGCAAAAAAAGAGAATATGGAACAACGTGCGGCGGATGAGGCAAAATTTGAAAAGTTCCTAAGAGGTGAAACAAGGGCGCTAAGCACGTCAGCAGACAGCGGAAAAGCCTTGATTCCAACGACAATCGCTGACCGTATTATCGAAAGAGTGAAAGAATTATCACCTATTTACAGTATGGCGACAATATACAACGTTGGCGGTAATTTGTCGTTCCCTGTTTACGACGATACAACTGATACAGGTGCTACATTAGTGGAAGATATGCAGGAATTGACCGAAAGTTCGGGTAAATTCACGACAATAACACTTGAAAACTATATTGTCGGCGTATTGAAACTGATTTCTAAATCATTAATCAATCAGAGCGGTTTTGATTTGGTATCATTTACAATCAATAAAGTAGCTGAAAATATTGCAGAATTTCTTGAAAAGGGATTGTTAAACGGTCAAAAAAATAAATATCAAGGTGTATTTGAAACAACGAATTTAGTTACATCAGCAAGTGCAAAGGATATTATAGCTGATGAATTGATTGACGTTCAAATGACAGTGCCACAGCAGTTCCAACAAAATGCGTGCTGGATTATGAACAAAGAAACACTGGCACAAATCCGAAAGTTAAAGGATAACGAGGGTAATTACATACTAAACCGCGATATTACAAAAGAGTTCGGTTGGGAGCTGTTGGGTAAGCCTGTATACGTTTCAGAAAATGCACCTAAAATCGCGGCAAGCACAACAACTATTGTATATGGCGATATGTCCGGTTTGTATGTCAAATTAGCCAACGCTATGGAAATCAACGTACTACTTGAAAAATATGCGACACAATACGCAATCGGTGTATGCGGTTACACTGAATTTGACAGTAAAATCGTTGAAAGCCAAAAAATCGCAGGTTTGAAAATGAAAGCTGCATAATAGGTGGCAGATATGAAAATCAGCGAATTAACAGATGAATACATAGCCGAATATCTGCGTGCGGAGTATGAGGGCGAAGAACAAACATTTTCAACTATTCATACGGCGTCCATTCAGTACATAAAATCGTACACCGGTTTAACTGATGAAGAAATGGATAACTACGAGGATTTGACGATTGCGGCGTTGGTGTTGTGCGGTGATATGTACGACAATCGACAAATGACAGTGCAGTCTGACAAAGAAAATCCGACAGTTACGCAGATTTTGGCACTGCATTCCGTGAATTTATTGTGAGGTGTTGCTGATGATAAATGCCGGACAATTAAACAGACGTGTTGAAATTTGCGAATTAACAGACGGTATCAATCCTGAAACAGGACGCGACGAGGGACAGAAATATGTCCCCGTCTGTACCGTTTGGGCGAATGTGAAACACGTTAGGGGTTCAGAGTATTTTACTGCGGCGGCGGTAAATGCCGAAAGAACGGTGACGTTTACAATCAGATACAAAAAAAATCTGACAGAGGACCACTATATAAAATACGGTGGGACATATTATAATATCCGTGCAATAAACGACGCATCCGAATCGCACGACATACAAATCATAACGGCGGAGGCGGTCAACAATGGCTAAATACGGCGTTGAATATGAGGGGTTTTCGTCATTGGTACTGAAAATTGAAAATTTAGGTGTATCAATGAACGAAGTGGCCGACAAAGTGTTGGACGAAGTAGCACCGTTGGCAGTCAGCACATTCAAACCGCACGTTCCATATGACCGAAAGGAAAAAGACAGTTTTCACGCCCGAAATCACGTTCGGGCGAGTAAAACGCGTGACGGCTACGGCGGACGATATAAGTTAGTTGGAGTGTTTGACGGTGACGGTGCTAAATTGGATTGGAGCATTGCACAGTATTTATTTTATGTTGAAAACGGTACAAGCAAAATGGTGGCAAGACCGTTTATGAAAAAAGCAGAGGCGGCAGTTAAATCTGTCGTTGAACCAAAAATGAAATCGGCATTAGAGCAAGAAATCAAGTCAAGATTGGAGGGATAGCGTTGCAAGATACAATGTTAATGATATATCAGTCATTGAAAAAATCTGCGGCGGTAACGAAAAAAATAGCCGCAATATACAACAATCCGAGAGCACCGGACAAAGACAAAAATTTGTTTCCGCGAATAACAATGTTTGAAATGCTGAATAACGATTCCGAATATGCTGATGACAGCGCAATAATGAATACTGTTATCGCGCGTTTGGATATTTGGAGCAAACAGAATAATTTGTTTGAACTATCAAAGGCAGTAAAAGAAACGTTGGAAACAGATTTTTTGATGTGCAGGGTAGAACTGCAAAACGATATGTACGAATCAGATACAAATATATATCACAAACCGATAAATGTAACGTTAAAAATGGAGGTATAAAATTATGCAAATCAGAACAGGTTTAAAAGGATTAAGAATTGCAAAAATAATCAGTGATAAAAGTGCGGCAATGACAGGCGGTGAGCCTAAAGTTGAATACGACGAAGTTAAACATTTGCTAAATGTGCAGAATATTGATTTAACTGCAAAAACACAAACAACAGACGTAGACAGTGACGATTGCACTGACGTATTGTCAAAGTGTACAGGTTATGACGGTAAGGCGCAAAGAACAATGTTTTCACCGGCAGAACAGGCAATGTTGTTAGATGAAACATTAACAGAGGACGGAATTTATGTATCAACAGAAAAGGACGACCCTGCCGAATTTGCAACAGGATTTATGACACCGTTAAACGACGGTAAAATTTTAGCAGTGTGGCTGTTACGAACAAAATACAGCACAAGTGATTTTTCAGCGGAAACAGCCGGAACTGAAAAACTAAATCCACAGTCTGACACAATGTCATTCAAATCAATGGCAAGACGTGCGGACGGTGTTTGGAGAATTTACGGTGTCTTTGACACTGAAAAAGAGGCGGATGCATTCCTGACAGTAGAAAAAATAAATAAAATCTACGCAAAAGGAACGACATCAACACCTACAGTAAATACAGGTGACACAGTTCCAAAAGAATAATTAAATAAAAAAAACCGTCCCACGCAGGACGGTAAAAGGAAAAAATAAGTTTTTATAAATCAAGTATAACACAGAAACGCAAATAAATCAAGCACATCATTATGATGTGCGTTTTTTGCGTATGAAAGGAGTTTTTGAAAATGGAAGAAACATTAGATTTAACCGCGTGTATCGCAAAGGGCAAGAAGATAAAAATTGAGGATAAGGAATACGAAATAAAGCTGACATACAGAGCATTGCGAGTATTGGAGCAAATGTACGGAAGTGTCGGCCAAGCTATTGAAATGTTCGGAAACAAGACAGATATATACGGTGATGTTTTAAATTTTCTATATGCAATGGTTGGCGAAAGGTACAATTTGCGAAAAGTGGATATTGAAGATTGGATTTCGTTGGGTACTATAAATATTTTGTATGATGTGGTATATGCCGCAGTAATTTCAGCGTTCGGAGTGCAGGAGGCAACGGAAGAACAGGGGGAACAGTAAGGCGGGACGCTCCGTACGATTGGGACAAACTATATTTTATAGGACGTTACCGCCTGCAATTTTCAGATGATGAATTTTGGGAATGCACACCCCGTAAATTTTGGAAAATTTATGAGATGATGAACGGAAACACAAAAACAGCAGAAAAACAGAATAACGATAAACTGCCGAGTTTAGCAGATTTCGGAATATGAGGTGAAAAGAATGAGTGACGGTACAAATATCAGCATTGGTTTTAACACCAAAGAGGCACAACAGGAAATCAAGGCGTTAGGTAATTCAATGAAACAAACGCAAAATGAGTTTAAGGTTACAGACGCCACATTAAAAACGACAGGTTCATCATTGGACCGTTTACAGAATAAATATAAATCCCTGTCTACACAGCTAAACCAACAATCACAGATTACACAGAAATATAAACAAATGGTAGAACAGGCGTCAAAGGCACAGGACGCCGCCCGTCAACGTTTGGAACGTGCGAATGAGGCATACAACAAGGGCAAGACAAGCCTAAAGGCCAACAGCGACGAAATGAAAAAGTTGAAAGACGAAGTAAAAAAGGCTGAAAGTGCCGTTAAAACAGCTGATACGAATTTCAATCGTTTCAGTAACAATCTATCGAGAAGTCAATTAGCAGAGGCAAATTTAAGAAATGAGTTAAAGCAGACGACAGATGAATTAAAAAAACAGTCGCAATATATTACACAGGTTAAAAACAAATATAGCGAATTACAGGACAAAACTGCAGGTGTCAGAAACGGATTGACTAAAGTCGGTAACACATTAACGGCAACAGTAACAGCACCGTTGGTAGCGGCGGGAACTGCGGCAGTTAAGCAATATATGGACCTAAATAAAAAATTGGCTAATATCGCAACATTGTCCATAGGTGACGAACGTCTGCAGGAATTGAAAAAGGGTATACAAGATGTAGCAATAGAAACCGCAAAATATACAGATGATATTGCAGACGGTACATATCAGGTAATATCGGCATTCGGCGACGCTGACGACACAATCGACAAAGTAAGAATAAACGCAAAGGCCGCAAAAGCCGGATTGGCGACAACGACTGATTCTATCAATCTAACTTCAGCCGTTACAAAGGGTTACGGTGATACGACAGCCGAGGCAGTAGAACACGTTGCGGATTTGGCATTTAAAACAGTCGAATTAGGACAGACAACATTCCCCGAACTGGCGTCAAGTATCGGTAAGGTAGTCCCACAATCAAAGGCGTTAGGTGTATCACAGGACGAATTGTTTACGATATTTGCAACATTGACAGGTGTAACGGGTACAGCGTCGGAAGTATCTACACAGTTAGGCGCGGTATATACCGGATTAATGACACCGACAGAGGCATTAAAGAAAAAGCTAAATTCATTGGGTTATGAATCGGGATTTGCAATGGTAAAGGCAAACGGTTTTTCGGGTGCAATGAAGATTTTGGCAGAGGCAACAGGCGGTAGCGAGGAAAAGCTAACAGAACTATTCAGTTCAAAAGAGGCTATTACTGCAATGTTGGCATTGACAGGTGCGCAGGCTGATACATTTTCAGAAAAATTAGAGAAAATGGGTAATGCCGCCGGAGCGTCAGAAGAGGCATTCAAAAAGCAGTCGGAGGGCGTAAACAAATCCGGTTTTACGTTTGAGCAAGCAATGGTTAAAATGCAGGTAGCCGCACAAAAATTTGGTGAAAGTGCGGCACCGTTCATTGATAAGGCTGCAGACGCGGTAAGCAGTTTGGCGGATTGGTTAAGTGGATTGTCTGATGAAGATTGTGAGCGATTATTGAAAATCGGCACAGCATTAGCAATTATCGGACCCGCATTGAGTTTGACGGCAAAAGGTATTTCATTCGCAAACGGTATTAAATCGCTGTTTTCGTTTACAAAAGTAGCAGGCGAGGCGGAGACTGCGGCAAAGGCGGCAGGTGCGGCAGCAGAAACAGCAGGAGCAACAGGAGCAGAGGCAATGGCGGCAGCCGAAGGCGCGGCGGCAAGTGCAACAGGTGCCGGAGGTGTAGGCGGATTTCTTGCGGCATTAGGCGGTGTTGCCGGAGTGAGTGCAGGAATAACAGCAGTAGTAACAGCACCATTTGCGGCTACATTGGCAGTAGCGAAGATTGCAAGTGCAGGAATAGAAAAATATCATCAAAAATTAGGTGAATCGGGAAATGACGCGCTGGCTATGGCACAGGAATATTCGGAAAAAGCAAAGACCGCCTATGATATGACCGTGGTAGCCGATACAGTAGACGCGTATATTGCACGCTATAAGGAATTGACAGAATTAAAAAATCAAGGACAACAAACCGACGAAAGCGAGCAGGAACGAAAATTTTTAGAGCAATGGTTTATAGACAACTATAGCGATTTCATCAGCGCCGAAGAACAGAAAAACGGTGTCCGCAGTTCAACACTGGACATCATAAAACAGATAGTACAGGCACAAAAAGAACAGGCGGAACAGGAAAAGAAACAGAAACAGCAGGAAATCAAGGACGACAGCAGTAAAAAAAGAACCAACGCACAAAAATCGTCGGAGGAAATCCCAAAACTGCAAAGCGTCAATAATGAAACAAAGCAACGTATTGAAAATGCTAAAAAGTTAAGTACAGAATTAGGCGTGTTAAAAACGCAGTATGAGGCAATCAACAGCACAATGTCGGGTGCTGAACGTAGGGCGGCGGTTGAGAAACTGCGTGAGGACAACAAGGAAATATTCGACAGTTATCAAAACATTACAGGCGGTCAATTAAATTTTGACAGTTTGGGACAGGCAATAGAAAATGTATCAGAGCAAACGTCGGAGTGGGAAACGAATGTAGCAAATAACGAAGAACGAATTAAACAGCACCAAGCGTCTATCGAAAAATACAAAGAGGCACTAATAACACTGCAAAACGAAGTTACAAAAGAGGCCGTAAACAAAAGCGGTTTTTCGTCTATTGCGGATATATTCGCAAGTGGTGATGAACAAAAAATAAACAAAGCAATTAATGATGTAGTCACGCAATGTCAGCTGTTAGGTATGACAACAACCGAAACAAGTTTGCAGGTTGCGTTATTTAAAAACGGTTTTTCAAATTTGAGCGAGGCAATGGCGAGCGGTGACAAAAATATGAAAGCCGTAGTAACCGATTTGAACGATTATATGCACAGTGTTTTAGGATTGCCGGATAATATTGAAATCAGCATAAATGCCGAGGGCGATATTACTATGATAGACAAAACCAAAGACGGTGTCGAAGAAATAGACGGTCAAAGTGCCGAGGTCAGCGTCAGCGTAGACGGTGGCGAAAGTGAACAAACCATAATGACGTTGCAAGAATTGATTGACACATACGGAGCAACACAGGCTGTCGCAATTTTGCAGGCTGACAATCAGGCAACCGTAACAATAGACGGTGTTGTTTATCAGTTGGCGGAGTACAACCAAAAAACAGGTATAGCGACGCTAAAAGCAAACGATTCCGAGGCGGTTATTACAATCAATACAACGACAGGCGAAGTCGATAAATTTGATAATTTAGAGGGTACGGCAACGCTGAAAGCCGACGGCACAAATGCGGCGGTGGTTATTGATAGCCTGACAAGCAAAGCAAAGGGATTTGAAAAAACATATACCGCACATTTTACCGTAAAATCGGACGGAACAGTGTCGAGCGGTTTTTTCAATAGCGGCCAAAAAGGTTTTTTTGCAAACGGTACCGAATCAGCACCGGAAGGACCTGCGGTTATAAATGATGAAAAGGGTGTCGCTGACCCGCGAGAATTGGTAAAGCATAAAGGACAATACTATTTGTTTAACGGTCGAAATGTGTTGGTAAATCTAAGTAAGGGTGATTCGGTTTACACGGCCAAACAGACAAAAGCAATGTTGAAAAAATTACCGCATTACGCAACAGGAACAAACAACACAGCATTTGAAACAAAAAAAGAAGATTTTGAATACCGTCAGAAAACAAGCGTCGTATCAGATGCCGATGCATTGTTATGGTGGAAAAAAATATTAGAAGAATTTGCAAGCGACGCGGACGTTGTGAAAGAGGCTAATATTGAAATCTACGAACTAAACAAAAAAATTAATGACGACGCAATCAAAGATTATAAAAACAGGTTGAAAAATCAAGCGAGCAAGTCAAAGAATTGGATTGACTATGAAGTCAAAATGCACAATCTGTCAGTAGATGAACAGATTGCGGCATATCAGCGAATGGACGACAACTATCTGAATACATTGACCGAAATGACGGAAAATACCGAAATGACGGCTGATGAACTGCAGGACGTATGGGACGAATATTACGAAACAATCCGAAACCACGAAATGCAGATTGCAGATTTACGAAAAAAGAAATTAGACGAATTAAACCAACAGTCATTAGACTATATAGCCGAACGAACATATTTTAATGACTGGGAACAATACGACGACAGCCCCGAGGCGGCATATCAGCGTATTATGGAACGTAATTCACAGGCACTGCAGGACGGCGAAATTACGGAAGAAGAATACAATGAAAAAATGACGACCGCAGGACAGAAACTGTATGAGGGACGTTTGGAAAATTCTAAGAAGTGGTTGCAAATGCAAAAGAAGTACGGAGCAATCAGCGAGCAGGAATATCAAGCCGGACTAAACCGCGTAAAGGACTATACACAAAAATATTACGAACAAGGAATGATAAGCGGTAAGTATTACTATGAGGCTATGGACGACGCAAACAGTAACCTGTTTGACAGTATGAGTGAAACGTTGGAAAACTACGTCAACGAATACTATGACGCACAAAAAGAAATGTTGTCAGCGAAAAAAGAGGCAATCGAGGCGGAATACAAGGCAATCGAGGACGCGGAAACCAAAGCCGAAAGGAAAAAAGAGCTGTCGGAACTGGAGGCGGAACGTGAAAAATATCAAAATGCCGTTACGATAGAAGGCAAGAAAAAATTAAAAGAAATCGAAGAAGATATTGCGGACATCAAAAAAACAGAGGCAAAAGAGGCACGCGAGGCGGAAAAGCAAGCCAAGTTAGACGCAATCGAGGACGAAAACGAGGCACTGGAAAAAGAGCAAAGCAACACACTGAAAGGGTTAAGCAAATATACATCACAGGCATTGGGAATAATCAGCGGTGGCAATGATGATATGACAAAACAGTTTAACAGTGTTTTAAAATCGTACAATCAGCAACAGGAACAGTTGGCAACAACCGGATATAACACTATATCAAAAATAGTAGATATGACAAATCAGAAATTGTCCGAAATAGGTCAAAATATTCCGAACGCAACAACCGCCCATAATGAATATACCATTACAATCAAACAGGATTTTAATAATAATATCACTGATGAAACGACTGCAATGGCGTACGGTAAATATGCGGGTAGTTCGGTAAAACGTTCAATTTCGGATGCATTTTTGGGAGCGGAGGGCTAAACAATGGGATTAACATATCGTGGTAAACATTCATTGCGTGATTTTGGTATGCAAACCAAAATCACCGATTTACCGATAACACCGCCGAAAAAGACGGATTACGAGGAAGATATACCGTACAGGGACGGCAGCATAGATTTTTCAGAATCGGGCGGCAGGGTGTTTTACAAAGACAAAACAATCGAAGTTGAATTTTATTTAATCTGCAACGATACCGCAAAACGTAATAAAACTATTGAACAGTTTGTAACGTGGATAAACGGCGGAAAAGGTGAGTTGATTTTGGACGATATGCCGTTTACAAAGTGGATAGCGTCACCGATAACCGTGGAAGATATGACTATAATGCTACAACGAGCGGGAAAAACCGTTGTAGCATTCAGATGTGAACCGTTTAATCAGTTCCTGTATGATACGCAGGGTATTCCGTTAGGCGCGGATATTCCGTTAGATACGGAAATTGAAATAGGTTGGCCGATAAATCATATATATGAAATTGCCAACGGTACAAACACATTTAAACTAAACAATGCGGGAACTGCGGCGGTACGACCTAAGATAGTTTTCAACGGTAATTTTACATCAGTATCGTTTACCTGCGGCGGAAACACAATAAAATATAATCACAAAACTACGCAATTCACAATCGATTGCGAATTATTCAGCTGCTTTGAGGGTGACACCAACACGTCAGAATATTCAAACGGTGATTATATAGAAATCGGACAGGGTGAAAATGAAATAACAATACAGTCAAACGGAACGGGAACAGTCGAAATTATTTATAATCCGCTGTTCTATTATACACAGTCGATTTTATAAAACAGGAGGAAATACAATGAATAAAATGATACGTATATACAGTTGCAATGAAACCGATTTCAGTTCAAACGGTTTGGCAATTTTGGACGAGGCAAAGGACGTTTGTATTACACACGAATTAAACGGCAGCTACAATTTGCAATTTGAATATCCGATAGATTCGGCTAAATGGGAATTTATCGCAAACAACCGTATTTGTAGGGTAGGGAATGAATGTTTCCGTATTCGTTCTATTGATAATAATAAAATATACGCACTGGCACTGTATATGGACGCACAATTTAAACATATTCAGTATATCGGTGATATGTTGGGAAAAACACCGCGTTATATTATGACACAGCTGTTTAAAAACACCAATATACATATAATGACGGACGCAGAGGTAAAATCATTGGGAATGGAATGGGTGAACACCGCAACCGATTTTTTTGAGGCGTCGAAGATAACACCGATTGTCGGTGTGTCTACGCTGTCAGAAACATTAGAAAAACAATCGACAATGTGCGAATTATATGTAGATAATTATAATTTGGCACTGGTTAAACAAATCGGCAAGGACAACGGTAACGAATTAACATTACGTTTCAATGCAAAATCGGCTGAATCGTCACGTGACGCGTCTACGTTGATAACGCGACTATATCCATACGGACAGGACGATTTGGATATATCAACGGTCAATAACGGTAAACAGTATATAGACAGTCCTATGGTTGAAAAAATAGGTGTCTACGAGGGGTTCTCAAATTTTGACGAATGCGAAGAACCGGACGAACTGTTAAAACTGGCAAAGTGGCAATTTTCAGAAGATAATTTAGAACGTATTGATATACCTAAATATACAATGACTGTCGGTTACGTTGATGTTTGCGAGGCGTACAAATATCATAATCTGAACAGGCCGAGCATTGGGGACAGGGTGAAAATTTTCGACAAGAGTATGAATACAAAAACGCTGCAAAGAATTATAACAACAAAAATTTATCCGTTCGAGCCGAGGAAATCAACCATTGAAGTGGGACACCCGCAAGTCACTATTGATAGTTTTTTCAAGGATATTGCTACAACAAATATAATCCAAAAAATACAACGAAACGGCAAGAAAGAAATCAAGACAAGTTATTTGGAAATGATGAGAGAAAACGTCAAAGTCAGCATAAACGAGGCACTGCAGAATGAGAATATCGCCAAGTATCAGACCGGAGCATTGTTTGAAAGTCCCGACGGTCAAAGTGCTGTCGCAATAATTAAAGGTCAGTTGGCTATTGCAGGACAAAAAACCGAGGGTGAATGGGATTGGACAACGGTAATCAATGACAATGAAATAATTGTATCTGACGTGTTCACTGGTGCGTTGTATACAAACCTATGTACAATAATGTCTGCCAACGGCAAATTGACAATAGAAAACAGTTTAATAACAATGCAGGACGAAAATAATATTGTTAGATTTGAATGTGGTTATAAAAACGGTAAATATGTTTTTTGTTTGTATGACGCTACAGGCGAACAAAACGTGTATATAAATAGTAGCGGCGAGGCGGTATTTGCCGGAAAGATAACGTCACATAAATCGGCAGAACTGTACGGCGGTTTGACATTGGGTAGCGGAGCAGACAGTTGCATTACATTTATGGGACCTGTCAGAGCAGAGGGCAGTATTTCGGTAGTAGACCACGAAATGGACATCGATGCGAACTATGTAAGAATAAAAGGTATAGATGTAAAAAGCGAGTTTGACAAACTATGGCAAACGATTAGCGAATTAAAAAATAAATAAAAAGAATAGGGACATAGCCCTATTCTGTAACACTATTTATAAACGGTAAGATTTTTGTGGTATATGAATCTAATTCTATTAATCTGCGGTCAGTATTGCAACGTTTGATATTATCGACAACTACGTCAAGGGTTTCACTATCTATAATAATATCAGTGCCAAAGTGATAGGAATGATTTGAATTATTCGCATTTAATTTATTCAGCATATACTGTATATCTGTTTCATCAATATATGCAACACCGTCAACGTATTCAATTTCTATGCCGTCACTGGTGTAGTCGTAACCGTCGTCACCTTTAACAATCGAAATTTGTGCGGGTGTAAATGACGGTAGCGGTGTGGGTGTTGGTTCGGCGGCGGTATCTGTATCAATCGTAATAGTGTTGTCACTGAAACCGACATTGAAACCACCGACAGCGTCGGCAACGTCACGTAATTTGAAATATGTATTATCGTTTATGTTGTAACCCTCTATCGCTGTTTCCGTACCGTTTACGGCAACAGGGAACGGGTTAGCCGTTACGGCATATTCTACGGCGAAACCTGTCGCGGTCGCACAGATTATACCGCCTGTTATAAAACCTAAGATAAATTTTTTCATAGCTTGTAGCCTCCTTTTTGTTTTTAATATATAATAATTTGTGCATTTTGTCAATATTTGTTTGACAATACAGCATTAATATGGTAATATAAAAATAAAAAGAAAAAAATTCTAAAAAACTATTGCTTTTTTTAAGCAGATAGAATATAATATAACGCATGAGATAGGCCTCAACACGCCTCTTCGCAATGCGAATGCGTACCATGTTGAGGCTGCTTTTTTATTTTAGGAGTATTGTATGGAAATAAAAAGACCGACTACAATAGAAGAACAAATAAAAATTTTAGGTGGTAGAAAGTTAGTTATTGAAGATGTTGAATTCGCTCAAAATGTACTTTTATCGGTAAATTATTATAATTTTACTGGTTATTTACATACATATAAAAATGCAGATGACAATTACGAAAACATTTCTTTTAATCAAGCGTATAGAATATATCTATGCGATAGACGTATTAGGTCTACTATATTATACGCGATAGAGAGTATTGAACATAATTTAAAGACGAAAATCGCTTATGTAATAGCGATGAATACCTGTGCAACATCTTACTTAAACAAAGATATTTTCGTGGATGAAGAAGAACACCAAAAACTACTACAAAAATTTGGACAAGCAATAAATAGAAATAGTAAAATACCATTCGTAAAACATCACATAAAGAAATATGACAGAAGATTTCCTATTTGGGTAGCTATTGAAATTTTTACCTTAGGAATGGTGTGGAATTGTTATAAAAATTTAAAGACACCTCTAAAAAAGAAGATTGCATCAAAATTTAATATAGGTTCCGTTTATTTGGAGAGCTGGATTGAATGTATATCTTATTTACGAAATGTATGCGCACACTATATGAGGTTATATAGATTTAAGGTACAGAAGACACCTAAAAAGAGTAAAAAACATAGTATGAATAATATATCTCACTGCATATATGACATTATAAATGTAATGCGTTTTTTAATGCCAAGTAAAGATGAATGGAATAATTACATAATTTCTAATATTGCTCAAATCTTTGAAGAATATAAAGATGTTGTAAGTCCTGAAGATTATGGTTTTCCAAAAGACTGGGAAAAAACTTTAACATTATAATATTGAAATTAAGCACGTCTTACGGCGTGCTTTTTTCGTACCCAAAATGAGGTGACACAATGTACAGACGAATACCACCATAGCACGCTTACGGCGTGTTTTTTTAATACCAAAATCCCAATCAATTACGATTAGAAAGGAATGATAAAATGAAATTAAATTTTAATTTTGACGGTAAAACATTTTTATCGAAATGGTGGAAAATTGTCCGCGATAATTTCACGGCAATTCAAACCGACCACAACACACTGTCCGACAAATTGGACACAGAAATCACGCAACGCACCAACGCTGATGTGGGTTTAGCGAACCAAATCACAGCCGAAAAAACGGCGAGAGAAAGTGCTGACAGTTCGTTAAGCAGTCGGATAAACAACGAGGCAACAATACGACAGGCGGCGGATAATGAACTGCAACGTAATCTTGACAGTGAAATCACCGAAAGACAGACAGCAGATACCAATATTTCAAATTCAGTAAAAGCCGAAGAATCAGCAAGAAAAAGCGCTGACAAAGAATTGAAAGCGCGTATTGATGAAATCAATGCGAACACCGAAACAACTATACTGTTTGGCGACAAAAAGCAACATACAGTAAAATTTGTTGCACCGAGTAAGCCTACACTATATTTTGACGGACAACAAGAATATGAGGGCGAGAGTATGACGGTTGATATTACGCTGAAAGATGCGTTTTACATTGACGGGAAACAGATTGCCGGAACATTTTCAGAACAGTGTATAAATGTACCGATAGACGGCATTTATATCGTTGTTTACTATGATTTTATTAAAAATACGTGTAGTATATCATCAAATTCTACATCTGTACCGTCGGCAATTTCGGGTGATGTATGGACATTTACATTGTATCATATTCACGAGATAAATTTAGAAATGAAGATAGACAGCGAATCACCGACAGGGGAAAGATATGAGTTTGTATCGGCGACGGTTGATTATGTCATAGAAAACGAAAATACCACAGGCGACAGTTATTTCATAACCAATACATACGAACGTGTTCGTACATTGGCAGATTTGGCAACTGTCAATAAAAATTCATTTATTGACGCTGTAAATGAAAATGCAAAAAATATTACAGACGTCACCCAAAGTCAAATATTTGTCGTGTGCGACGGCGACCACGACGAATTAAAGTTACAGGCGGCGATAGATAGTGCGCCGTATAAAAGTATTATATATCCTGTAGGTGAATTGTGCGTTATTACAAATGCAAATATGAAGTCGGGTTACGGAATGACGGGAACTAATAACGGTGTGGCAATTCCGTTGAAAGGCGGAATGACGTTAGACGGTTCGATGTGCGATACAATTATGTTCAAAAACACAAATCCTGTCGCAAAACAATATGTTTTTCATCTGCCGGATGGCGCTAAAATGCAAAATGTAAAATTTACAGAGGACACGGACACTGTAACGGCGGACACGGTTAATCCGACAGTATTATCAGCGCAAAGTAGTTCACAGATAATATCCTGTACATTCTACGATATATTCAGTACACATCAATTCGGTGTATCAACGTTTGAAATGAGCAACGTTCTGTTTTTGAACAACGTCATAGATACGTTCGCAGGTGCACCGGCAAATAATTTGACATACGAAATAAAAATCGCAGGCAATTCGTTTGTTATGGGTAACAAATTTTTGAATTTCACGCAAAAAGAACAATCGTTAGGATATATGCTACAGGCGTCAACCGTTATATTTGTAAACAATTATATGTCCGGTTTTACAAATTGCAGTATTGATATAGACAAAAAAATAGTAGGTAATATATTTAAAACGTTTACTGATTGCAGTATCGATATAGGTGGCGAAATTTCGGACAATGAATTTACAACGATTACGCAGAACACAAAAAGCCCATTTATATACGCTGGGATTGCATTAATCAGTGGAAACCGAATATCCAATATAAAAATTAATTCCGCATATATTGATGTTATCGAATGCGGAAATAATGCCGTTATATGCGGAAATTATATTCAGATTGCCACCGGTCCTGCGTCGGGACAATGTAATCTAATATCAGCCAGCAGTCGGACGCTGATAGCAGATAATATATTTAGGACAGCGGCGTCTGTAACGGCAAATGCAGATTTTTCAATTATATACAGCGACGGTAAAACAGTAGTCAAAAATAACGTGACAAATGCCGTATCAATCGGAACATTCGGTGATACGTGTGTTGTGGACGGAAATGTGACAGGGGGTGACGCGTAATGTACAAATTTCATATGAAAAACGGAACAGCGTATTTCTATGAACACGGTGTTGAAATTGACGGCACAGTGTACGGAATACATACCGATAGGGATATATTGCGTATAAAACGCAGGATTGTCAATGATAAATTCGCCGAAACTGACGACAATTTCGATATGGACACAGAAATTGCAAAAATTCAGCATACGGACATAACATTTGAACAGCCAACTTCAGAACAGCTGTCACAGATACAGTCAAAAACATTTGACAGTATGTCGGATATGAAACAATATGTTCAGTCTGTTATGAACGGTGAGCTGACACAGGATGAAATCAACGCAATGCTGTTATTAAAAATTGCGGAAATGGAGGTAGCAATTACAAATGAACAAACGACTAATTAAAATGTATTACAAAAAGGGCATTTACAAAGAAAAGGATTTAAACACATTTGTAAATGCCAGATTTATCACAGAGAATGAGAAAAAAGAAATTATGGAGGGCTGATATGGAGGCAGAAAACGAAAAAGAAGTGTGGGAGCGTCTGACTGCCGTAGAGCAGTCCACCAAATCGGCGCACCACAGAATTGATACGTTGGACAAACTGACCGAAAGCGTCCACATCATAGCCACAGAAACAAAGGCAATGCGTGAAGATGTGAATGACATCACGGAACGTGTGGACGAAATCGAAAAGAAACCTAACAAACGATATGAAACAGTAGTTACTGCTGTTATTACGGCATTAGTCGGCGGTTTGATAGGTTATTTTGTTAAAATGTTAGGATTTTAGTATTTTAAAATTTAGGAGGTATGTAAAAATGAAAGATTGGTTTAAAGCGGCAGGAATAAGAGCAATCAAGACGATTGCACAGACAGCGATTGCGACAATCGGTACGGCCGCCGTACTGGGTGACGTCAACTGGGTAATGGTTGCGTCAGCGGCGGCATTGGCAGGTGTATTGTCGTTGCTGACATCAGTTGCGACGGGATTGCCGGAAGTAAATAACGAAAAGGAGTGATTGAATATGACGGATAAAATTTTTATAAATGCAGTAAAAACATTAATCGCAAACTATTTTAACAACAATGTTGATGTGACAGACGGTAAGAAAATCACCACAGATGATGTGTATATCGTGTGGAGCTGTAAGACGTTGCAGAATTTCAAGGCGTTGGCGTCAACAACCGTATCGGACGGAATGTATTACGAAATTACATACAATGGTGATAAAAATGAGATGTATTTTGACGCATACAAGAAGTGGAAGAATATGACCGTAAAGGAGTGGTAATAATGTCGGTGATAGATAAATTGATACAAATAGCCAATGCAGAGGTTGGCTATTTGGAAAAGTCAAGTAATTCACAATTAGACAGCAAGACAGCAAATGCTGGTACTGCCAACTATACAAAATATTGGCGTGACATCAAACCCGAATATCAAGGGCAACCGTGGTGTGCGTGTTTTGTAACGTGGTGTTTTACCAAGGCATTTGGGAAAGATAATGCACAGAAATTATTAAAACATTATCCGTATGTGTATTGTCCTACAATGGCAAGTCTGTTTACGTTAAATGCCAATCCAACAGTGGGCGATATTGTTATATTCAAACACAACGGAACATTTACGCATACGGGAATTGTTACAGGCGTAAACGGCGATTATTTTACAACGATTGAAGGCAACACAAACGGAGGTAGTACCATTATTGCAAATGGTGGCGGTGTTTGCCGAAAAAGTTATTATAACAGTAATTTACCGGGGACAAAATTCTGTACACCGGATTGGAGTATAGTCGAAGAAAGTGAGGATTTAACAATGACACAGTATAATGAATTAAAATCATTAATTGAAAAACAGTCGGCGGAAATTGCCGATTTAAAAAACATCAACCAACAGTTGGTGAATGTAGTTCAAACTACAATGGTATACGATTTCAATGATGACAATATGCCGTCGTGGGCGCGTCCTGCGGTGCAGGCGGCTATGGACTGTGGTGCGGTACAAGGTGATGAACAGGGCAGACTGGGTTTGTCCTACAAAGACCTAAGGGCAATTTGTAGGGAATACCGTTGCGGACTGTACAATAAATAGGACATATAAAAATAGGTGGCTACGTGCCACCTATTTTTTATTTGTTTTCGTTTATGCGGTTTATTGCGTCAAGCAACAATTTCTCCGCCCAAGCTGGCGGTTGACGGTCCCCTTTTTCCCAATGGGCGAGAGTACCTAAAGGGATTTCAAACCGTCTTGACAATTCCGCCTGCGTCAGACCTGCCGCAAGTCGAGCTTGTTTTATTTTACAATCCATATTATCACCTTTTATTCTATATCCCCTGTCATTTGAATGGCAGGGGATAAGTTTAATTAATCTTCAATTTCAAAATTGATAAATCTTTCAACTTCGTTTTCTTCATCATCTGTTACAACAATTTCATCATCAACGATTTCAGCGTTTAGGTTGTTGTTTCTGATTTGTTCAATTAGAAAATCTTTGTATAGTTCGATTGCTTCTGCTTCGCTTTCAGCAGTTACATAATCGCCTGCGTAATTATCACGACTTGCCTCTACTACATTACCGTTTTTGTACATTTCGTTTGTTACCTTAAATCTTTTCATTTTCTTTTCCTCCTAAAATTTATCCTTTTTGTTTGTTATTTGGGGTTTCCCTCATTTCTTGTCTTTATTATACCACCCATTGGATGGTATGTCAATAGTTTTTTCAAAAAAAATTAAAAAAATTTTGCAACAAAAAAACAACGGACAAAATCCGTTGTTTTAAAATTACATTTGTTTCATACAGAACAGTAACCGACCTATCAAATACATTTTGATAGGTTCGAAAACTGCGACTAATGGTACGCGATCAGGGGTTCGAACCCTGGACACCCTGATTAAGAGTGGAACCAGATGTGTTTTATTTATTTTTATAGTGATTTATTTAAGACCTTTTAATCATGTAAAAATGGCATTACATAGCCATTTATTCATGTTTATACTGTATAAAAAGGGATTTTTGAAAAATACATAAATCATCTAAAAAATCCAAAGTGTTAGAAAAATGTTAGAAAGAAAAAATGTAGTCTGCTGACAATTCTAACTAGAAAATCTAAACGGTTTCTAGTTGGTAAATTAAATAAAGGTACACATATTTTTAACAATAAATATAATTCGATTTTTTAGAATATAAATTAAAATCATATAATTAAATAATACTTATTAAAGAGACTTGATTTTCAAAAAATTTGAATTTCAAGTCTTTTTTATTTGCAAAAATTTAAGAAGGAGTGATGCGTATGCTGTGGAAAGGTACATAGAAGAAACTGCACATTGACAAACATCTAACAAATAGGAGAGAAGGGAGGAAAATAATATGGATTTTGAACAGGAATTTGAAGTGATACCTGTAACAAGGGTAAAGATAGCTGATACTGAGGCATATTCAAAGCATCCGTTTAGAGTGGTGAATAATAAAGCGCTTGAAATGCTTGCGGAGAATATAAAAGAGCATGGTCTGCTAAATCCAATTCTTGTGCGTGTATTAGGTTTTGGCGGCAGATATGAAATTCTAAGCGGTCACAGACGAATGGAAGCACTGAAGATTAATGGTGAAACAGAGGCAGATGTACGCATTATTAAGTGTACTGACATAGAAGCGGCAAATATCGTTATAAAGTCTAATCTTCTGCAAAGGGATAAGATATTACCGTCAGAACGTGCAAAAGTATATATGCTTCGTAACGAATGTCTGAAAAAGGAGAAAGGCAATTTGTCCACTGGGTGGACAAAGTTGGATGAAAATGCGCAGAAAGCATTGGCTAAAGAATTTGACGTGTCCAAAAGCAATATATATGAGTATATTCGTCTAAACTATTTAATTGATGATTTACTCATTCTAGTGGACAGCGGAAAAATAAAAATTAAAATATCGGTAGCTTTATCATATTTTTCAAAGGAATGTCAAAGTATAATACATCAATATTTCTTTGTAGATAAAAAAGATATATTAAATAACGAATATGTCAAGAAAATAAGGAAGTATAGAAATAACCTTACTGTTGAAATTCTTGAAAAGATAACTGCAGAACTTGGCGAACCGAAACAGAAGTCCGAAAGATATGTTGATGCCTTTGTAAAGAAGTATGTTGGTAAGTTCCATAGTGAACAGGAGATGACGGAAGTGCTTGAAAAACTGCTTATAGGTTATCTTAAAAATGAAAAGAATTCAAATAATACGAGTGATGGATAA